GCTTCTCAACATACAGTAATGTATGATTGAAAAGCCTAGCAGACATTTTAGGGAATAATCCTTGAAAATGTCAACCCACGTGGGGCCTGTCTTTTGGACAGTAACTCCTTTTATCAATTACTAAAGGAGCTCATGTGTCTTCAACAACAACATCAAATGATAGAGAAGATCTAGTCATTATTAACAAATCGATTAAATATAAGCGAGATGGTAATGGTGACCCTTATGTCTGGTCTGAGATTAACACGTTTGGGATACAAATTGTATCTCGTACGGTTATCACTTCCAACGATAAGGACTCTAGGCCTAGACCAGCTGATTTATTAGCTAGTCTAACTTCTAGAGTAGAACAATCCACGTTTGAGGTTAGCGCTCAAGTTCAGGAGAAAACCACCGAAGGTGAGTGGAATCCTGCTAATACGGCCAAGGTCGACTCGATCGATTACGAGTACATTCTTCCTCCAGTTCCTGGTAGTATACCAGAACCTGTTGGACTAAGTACGAAGCATCGATTGAAGATTAGGTCGTTGAGCGATGACTACTCGTCCGATTTAGCTGAAGTTAATAAGTCAGCTGACGGATTTGTAGATGCTGTTGATACTGTTGCTACCATATGGAAGGCAGTCAAGGGGAAATCACGCCGCAAACTAAGTGTTTGTGATGTGGCTTCTGCTAGTCTTGCCGTCAATTTTGGTATAAAACCCGTTCTTGCTAGTGTGGAACGTTCGATGGAAGCTATCGTAAGAAAGCATCAATCGCATGTCCTCACCAAGAACACACGCGGTTCCACTAGCGGTCAGGTGACCGCTGGCGGTGCTATATGGAATGTTGATCTCGGCGTTCGTTATACTAGTTACATTGGAGTTAACACTTCAGCGTCTGGTAATACGAACTACGGGTCTCCATTAGAATGGGCTTGGGTATTAATTCCCTACTCATTCGTAGTCGACTACATGTTTAATGTAGGCGATTCCATTGCTGCACTTGGAGCTTTGCGTGGGTTGCAACATAAAGGTACGTGCACTACCTATAAAAAGGTTTGTGCACTAGTCGAGGTTCCTGCTGATAGCGATATATGGACTATAAAGTCCAAAGCTGTCGGCACTTTCTCGTCGAACTCCAGAGGGTATTCACTGGACTTACCGTCCCCTGAACCGCCCCGTCTGGACATTAGCAACTCACTACATTCCCTTCGGAATGCAGGTGCAGTGCTCGTGGGTCTTCAGGATGGATGTAAGAACCAACGTTCTAATCCAGGCTGGAGATAGAGAGAGCTTATGCCTACCAACACATTTCGTGTTAGGGGTTTATAAGGTCTCTGGGCAATTCCCTTTAGGGAATCCCATCTTCTGGTGTTGAAACCAGTAAGGAGCAACAAAAATGTCGGCAATAGCCTCATTTAATATTAACGAAGACGACGCTAGCACAGTAGTAGTTACCTACGACCCTGTTAGCATAGTTGGGTCATTAGCAACGTGGGCAACAGCTGGTAATACATCAGCTGGTAACAAAGTCATTACGACTTTGTCTAGTCCGCGAAGCTCTTCCCGTAGTTCCGATAAATTCACTATTAAAGTTTCGCACCCTAAAGAGGTGCTTAACTCTGATACTGGGGTTTATTCGGTTACAGGAACAGCAATTGCTAATTTGTCTATTACAATTCCGGATACTTTTACTTCCTCGGATCGTGAAGTGCTTGCAAATACTTTGCACGAACTTCTGACCGACGGAATTGGGCCTGTCCACGCAATGATACATGATAATATCCTTGTATGGTAAGGTCCTTTTTAAGTAACCGTCTGTTCAATGAACGCTTCCTAACTTTAATCGCGACCAATCTGGTCTCGGTGTTAGTCGGCTTCTTTGGACAGGAGAATATCGAGAACCTCTTCGGTACAACCGTTGAGGCCATTGAATTTACCGTATTGGTAATGCAAATGTTAATCGGTACTCTCTTAATGTAATAAACCAGCTATTTCCTTTAAGGAGAATAACTTGTCTTCATCATTAGAGAAGGCTCGTTCTAGTCTTAGACTAGAACTAGACGTTGCGTATGCTTTATGTTCCAAGATTGATACTCCAAGATCGTTAACTGTTCAACTTCTCCTCATTTATGAGGAATTTGAGCAGTATTTAGATCTGGATATCGATCCTTCCAATTATGAGTCTCATGATCTCTTTGCCGATGACTACCTCATTACGAAAGTATTGAGCAAGTCAAAGGTGCTTCCTACCAGTTATGATAAGAAGCAGAGAGCGTTCGACTCATTCCTAAAAGGAGAGTCCATTTGTGAACACACAAATAGTGTGATTGCATCTGGTGCTAACGATCGACTTCTCACTAGCCTCGCGGCTATTGTTAAATCCATCGTTGGCGATCTCTCCTCTTTCGATCTAACTCAGATCGAGGAAGGATTTCGTCATGGAAGCGGAGCAACAGTCTCAACCGCCGGCTTGGGATTCGTTCCCTCTAACAAGTATAGAGACCGACCAAGCCTTACTTATGACCTCATACCATTCTCCCGTAGTATTACGGGGCCGCGATGGGCCGACTCGATTGAGTCACTTGACGTGGTGGTTGGAAATAAGTTTACTACCGTTCCTAAGAACAGCAAGACTGACAGAGGAATCTGTATTGAACCGACCATCAATATGTATGGTCAACTTAGTATAGGCTCTCTTCTCAAGTCTCGCCTCAAATCATTTGGTATTGATCTTTCAGATCAATCCCGTAATCAGAAGATGGCAGCTCGTGCGTCTTTAGACGCACTTGCTACCATTGATCTGCAACTCGCAAGTGATAGTATCTGTCATTTGCTGGTATACAGATTGTTTCCTGATAGATGGTTTGAGATGTTCTCGCTCTTCCGTTCACCCTATACGACTATGCCAGATGGCTCAGTCGTAAAACTGGAGAAATTCAGTTCAATGGGTAACGGCTTCACCTTTGAGCTCGAAACTATTATCTTTCTCGCTGTTTGCATTTATGCTAACGGCGATTTCGATTCTAGTTCAATTTCCGTTTATGGAGACGATATTATCGTTCCACAAGCGAAAGCTCAGAAGGTAGTAGAGACGCTTCAGCTTATCGGCTTTAGCGTGAACGATGAAAAATCTTACTTGGCAGGTAGATTTTTCGAGTCCTGTGGATCCGACTGGTTTAATAATAAACCAGTCCGTCCATTTTACTTATCTCAAGATCCTGCTAGTATGATTCCATACAGCCTACAGGCTGCTAACTCTCTTCGCATTTATGCGAAGAGAAGAGGAATCTTTGGATGTGACACTAGGTATAAGGACGTTTGGCTTAAACTTTTTAAGTCAATCCCGAAAACCTGGCGTTATCCAGTCCCCGAAAGCTTCGGGGACACTGGCGTTATCGTGTCCAAACGTGAGGCCCAAAAAGTCTCTCGTGCAGGCCACGGGCAAGAGGGTTACATGGTTAAACATGTGAGTATTAAGGGTCCTACTCTTAATTCACACGGTTTCTCATATCTCCTCTTAGCTCTTGACAAACTGGATGTTACCGATTCTTCTGGTAATCTCCGGCTAGATAAGTCAG